ATATTCAAGGGAGGTGGTACACATGCAAGACAGTATTGAAGACAGCTACAACCTGTTTATACCTATCGAAGACCACGACCTTATGAAGTCCGTAGAAGCTGACGAAAACGGGGACTACATAGTACAGGGCGTTATGACCTCCGACGATGTAGATGAAGAGGACGACAGCATTACACCTGAGGGTATGGACTGCAGCTACTTTTTAACTAAGGGCTGGATTAAATACGAACACGGTAATGCACCTAACCAGTTTATAGGGGAACCTCTAGAGGTTAGAGTAGGCCAGTTTGAACACCCTACATTGCACAAGTCTGTCAGTGGCATCTATGTCAAAGGTAGACTGTTTGCTCAAAGAGAGCTCACAAAACAAGCTGTAGGTATGCTTCAGGACTTACAGAAGTCCAATACAAAGCGAAGGATGGGCTGGAGCATTGAAGGCAACGTAAAAGAGCGGGACCGTGACTCAGGTAAGATAGTTAAATCTATCCTTAGGAACGTCGTGCTTACGCTAAATCCTGTGAATACGACCACTTGGGCCGAGCTATCTAAATCCTTTGCTAAGAACCATGAGCTAACTATAGACATGGAGAAGGCTATGGACATAGGTGCAGCAGCTGCTATAAACAAGCAATCACTCGAAGGCGACTGTGTCCCCGTAGATGGAGAACCAGGAGAGCCTGCGAAATGGATTAAGCTTTTCAGGGAATTTGTAAAAGGCTGCCTAATAAGCAAGTCTTTACGTAATGAGTTCGTAGCTAGTCCTCCGAGCGTAGTAGGAATGACCGCCTACACATACGCACTGGATACAGGGCTAGATAACGAGGATGCATACGAATTTGCATCTTATATATCCGATAGACACGAAGTCCTAAAATCCTTGTTTGGGACTACTAATTTTGGAGGTGGCACAATGGCAAAGATAAGTAGTTTGTTAGATGCAGACTTAGAAGAGCTTCAAAAGTCTTTCGATAACGAGGACAATGAAGACGAAGGTAAAGATAAAAAGAAGAAAAAAGACGACGAGGACGACGACGAAGGCAGCGAAGATGATAATAAAGGCAACGAGGGTGATAACGAGGACGATGACAAAGAGAAGTCTTTAACACCAGACTTTGCTAAATCGTTTGCAGCTGAAGACGGCAACGCCCAAGCACTTGACGTATCTGAGTTCTTATCTAACTTAGTAGACGAAGTAGGTTACAGCATGGACGGGTTCGCTAAGTCAATGACACACGTAACTAAGCAGAATAACGTAATAGCTAAAGCACTAACTTCAGTGTGTGAGCTAGTTCAAAGTCTATCTGATAAAGTAGAGGACCTACAAACAGAGAACGGTGACCTTCAAAAGTCGCTTAACGATGTATTAAATATGCCAGTAGGTAGAAAAAGCGTAGTAAGTGGTAAAGAAGTAGTAACACTTCAAAAAAGCTTAAATGCTGATAGAACGCCACTTAACAGAGCTCAAGTAGGTGACATTCTTATGAAGTCATTTGATGCTGGAGAAATACCAGGTAGCACAGTGTCTCGTTTTGAAGCAGGTGTAAATTTAAGTCAATTAAGTCTACCAAAATCTGTCACTGACAAATTAGGATTATAAGGGGGTAACACACATGGACGAAATTACAGGATACGGCTCATCTACTCTACAAGAATTAGATGAACTTAATAAAGCATTAGGAACTGGTGAAGTAGGGGATGCCTACGTAGGTGCTGGTGTCGCAGGTGACATGACTGCCCTTAGACCTCAGTCACTTGAAGGTACTTTAAAGGTAGTTACAGCTACAATAGAACAAATCAAGATGTGGAAAAGAATAGGTAAGAAAAAAGCATTTAATACTGTAGAAGAATTTAATGTAATGGACAGCATGGGAGGTAACACTTCACCGTTCTTCACTGAAGGTGGGTTACCTAACGAAGAAGATTCTAACTACATCAGACAATCTCAATACGTTAAGTTCTTAGGTACTACTAGAGTTATTACTCATCCAGCTACCTTAGTAACTAACACAGTGGGAGATATAGTAGCTAGAGAAACTACTAATGGTACTTCATGGTTACTACAACAACTTGAAAAAGGGCTATACTTTGCTGATTCCAGCTTAGACTCATTAGCTTTTGATGGTATCATCCCTCAAGTTAAGAACTTTGTAAAAGGTAAACCATATGAAACTCAACATGTTATTGACATGAAGGGCGCTCCATTAGATGAAAGCACTTTGGAAGACATATGTACAGTTATTGCTGATAACTTCGGAAGAGGGATGCTAGAACTTCATATGACTAACCAAGTTAATAAGGACCTTTCAAAAATCATCATGGGAACATCAGGAAGACAAAGAGTAATAGGCACAGGGACTGAAGTGGACTTAGGTGCACCAGTTAGAGGCTACTTAGCTAACACAGGTAGAGTAGAGTTCGTAAACAACGTATTCATGAAACCTCAAGCTACAGTGCCAACTGCAAGTGCTAACGGCGCTCCAGCGGTACCAACTTTCCCAGCTTCTCAATTAACAGCAGCTGCAGATACTGCAAGTAACTTAGCAGCAGGAACTTACTACTACTTTGTAACAGCTAAAAATAGTGCAGGAGAATCTGCTCCAGTATCGTTGGGCTCAATAGCTACAACTGCAGGGCAAGCAGTAACTATACTTATTAATAGAGTAGTAACTTCTCCAGTAGCTAAGTCTTACAAAGTGTACAGAGGCTACTATTCAGATGCTACTAAAGCTCAATTCATGGTAGAAGTTAAGGATGCAGGTACAGGTACTACACAATCTATTGTGGATGAAAACTTGAATATCCCAGGAACTCATACAGCGATTCTTATGGATAATGACCCAGACCAAGTTCTAGCATTCAAACAATTAGCTCCATTAATGAAATTACCGCTTGCTAGAATTTCAGCAGCAGAAAGATTTATGATACTGCTTTATGGAATGGTGCAAGTGTACAACCCAAGAAGAATGGTAGTTCTTAAGAATATCGGAACATTAGGTCTTAACAGTAATAGAGAATTATTTACACCTAGCTATGGTGCAGCTTCTTATGGTACTGTTCACCCAGTGCTTCAATAATCTTAAATTAATTGAATAAATAGGGAGCTGGGGCTATTCTTGGCTCCCTTATTTTAATAAAAATAGGTCTAATTGGTATGAGAGGAGAGTAAAGAGCATGGCAAAAATAGTTAAAAAATTGTTTGGACATAGTAATTTTCCAGAGAAGGTTCATGTACTGAAAGAGGCAGCAGAGTTTGACCACAGAGGCTTAGCTAAAGTATCAGATGAGGCAAGCAAAGTATTTGATGAACTACCTGGCTATGAGCTTTTAGGGGAAGCAGCTGAAGAAGGCATAGAGGTTCTAGCTACTGAGGACAAAACTGAAGCTAAGGAAGAAGATAAAGTGGAAGACACTGAGCCTGAGAATATTGAAGAGGTAGACACCGAAGAGACAACAGAGGCTGATGACAATACAGAAATGCCAAAGTTAAAGAAGCTTAAAAAAGCGGTACCAAGATAAATAGGGGGAGGTGCATTCTATGTCAGGTTTAAGGGGCTGCAGAAATGTACAGGTGCTTACAAGCGTATCAAGTGGAACACTCGGTACACCTAGCATGTACGTAGAAGTAACCAATAACAACGCTACAGATATTCTTATTTACATTAATGATTACCCTGACCAGGGGCATCCTACAGCAGGTGTAGCTTCTCAAGGTATACCTATAAAAGCTGGGACTACCCGTGAAATTCCTATGTATGTGTACAACTTCACTGCCACTGGTGCAGTTACAGTAGTTGCATACACAGCCTAAGGAGGCGGTCATATGACTATGACTAGCTACTCAGACACTAACTTACCAAGTGTTGCTGAAATGCGCAGACGATGGTGCTTTGGGCTTCCACTTTATGATAGCTCTGGCATTCCTATGGATGATGATGATATACAACTAGCTATAAATAGTGCTATTAGCAAGATGGAGCGTTATGTAGGTATATACCTGAAGCCTATGGTAATCTGCAGTAATGCAGTGGAACGTGGCTTAGTAAAGGGTACAGACTATGAAATAAGCGAACCTGCATACGACTACAGGGCTAAAGCCTTTGGTAACTGGGGCTTCTTGCAACTTAGAGAACGTCCAGCACGTGACCTTAAAAGTGTACAGCTAGTCCTACCAAACGGACTAACAATTATAGACTTTATGACTAGGCCTGAGTGGATTAAGTTCTATGGAAAACAGGGGCAGCTACACATAGTACCATACGCAGGAGACCCTACAGTGTTCGCACTGCTCGGTGGCTCTCAGTCTGGTTACTCTTTTGTAACAGGTCAAATTAACCAAAATATGCCTCAGATGTGGTATATAGACTATACTGCAGGGTATGACTTAGGTGAGGTACCCAATGATATAAGAGATATAGTTGCTAAGCTGGCAGCTATAGATATTCTAGGTATAGCAGGTGAAGGGCTTGCAGCAGGTGTAACTAATACATCTACATCTATTGATGGTTTATCTGAGAGCTCAGGTACAACTGTCAGCGCCTCTTCAACTCTGTACAATGGGCATATAAATCAATTCCAAGCTGAAGTAGATAAGTTCTTTGACGAAAAGGACGGAGGCGTTAGAAGCTCTGAGAGGGGCATTACATTCACAGTGTTATAAGGGAGGTGGCAGCTATGGGACAGACACCAATACTTCATGCAGCAAATTTTGAAGAGATGATAGACCGCAGAGGCAGAACAGTGTCATGGCAAGAAGCTATTACATGCTCTTGCTGGAATTTAGACAGTGGCCAACCATCCTATGCATGTAATGCTTGTAGTGGTAAAGGCTTCATATATCAGGCACCAAGTGATGTTAAAGCACTAGTAACTAGTGTTACTTTAAATAAAGAATATGCAGATATGGCAGGTGTATTTGATGTAGGGGATGCTGTTATGACAGTACCTAAACGAATACCTGTAAGGACTTTAACAGGTGCACTTACATCCAATTTTACAGACAATCCAATGTTTGACATAGGTGTGAATGATAGGATTACCCTGCTAGATGATGAGTTTAAAACCTCGGAAATCTTAATTAAAGGAGAATCTATAGGCCACCGTAGCCCAGATACACTTTTAAATGACCAGATAACCCGTATAAAGGGCGTTAGTTACTTTGATAGACTAACTGGTCTAGAGACAAAGTACAAGGTAACAACGGACTATGTGCTAAATGGAAACACCATTGAGTGGATAGCTGGGGGAAGTGCACCTACAGACGGAGCTCAATATAGCGTAACGTATGCACATAGGCCAGTTTACACTGTAATTGCAACACTACCGAAGCCAAGACACCAAGACGGTCAAGATTTCCCTAGATATGTAGCTTTAAGGTACCTATCAGGGGCGGTAGATAGACCATGAGTGTGTTGACTATAACCGCTGACCTACCTGAATTAGACAGCGTACTAAAAGCCGTAGCAAGCGCCCAACAAGGTAGACTTCCATATACACAGGAGGCAGTTAGAGCTGCCCTTACAGATGTAGTTCAAAGGACCTGGATACAATATGCTTCAGGGGCTACTGTATCTTACTCAGGGGGTGAGTTCGTAGTCCACGTAGTCTCAGGTGAGTATGTTAGAAGCATACAAGAAGGCTTCCGTATGGATGGTGACCTAGCAGGTGAAATAACATCTACCTCGCCACACGGAGCCACTATAGAGGGTGGTATCAGCGCATACGACATGAAGGAAAAGCTGCTAAATTCGCCTAAAGCTAAGATAGGCAAAAACGGTAATCGCTATATAACTGTGCCCTTTAGGCATGGTACACCAGGCGCAAGCACTATGCCAAACATGCCAAAAGCTGTATATAAAGACGTTAAGAAGCTGGGCTATAGTAGACGTAACAATGCGCTTACAGCACAGAGTACAGGCCGCCAGTATACATGGGGTGGCAGGTATAAGAACACCTCTGAAGGTATGAGAAGTAAAATTGTGAAAAAAGAGCAAGGATATGGTAGATATACGTGGAAAACAGGGATGTTTAGTGGTATGGTAAAAGTAGGAAGTGCAAAGCATGGACAGTATTTAACTTTTCGTAGAATATCGTCTAATTCGGACCCTAATTCGTGGCAATTTCCAGGTGTAAAGGCCAGACCTATTCGACAGGCGGTCATTGAGAATACAAGAGAAGAGGTACTACAACTCATTAGAACTGGGTTTGAAATGGACTTATACTTTATGGGATTAGGGGGTAATTAAATGAGTTTTACATTTAACACGGTAGACGTAAAAGATGAATTAGTTAAAAGGCTTAAAGTGGAACTAGTAAACTTTGGGTATACAGGAAATCTTACTGTAAAAGTACTCAAGGCAGACCCACAGAGTCCCGCAGAGCTTCCGTGTATTGGGATAAACCGTACAGACGATAGTGAGACCTCGCAATCTATAACAGATGGTGAAGGCACACGCTACAACTCAACTACTAAAGAACTCGACACATTCTATGGTACCTTCTTTGATGAATCAATGGAAATACGTGTGTGGCACACTAACGCAGACGAGAGAGACAAGTTATACCAAGTTGTGCGAGCTACTTTATTCGCTGTAAGGTCTGACCTTGTAAGCAGCGGCCTTCTTAACATAGCGCTAAGAGGTGGTAGAGACGAGCAAGATAGCACTATGGCGCAGGCACCTATGGTTCTGTACTGGTCTACCATTACAATGACCTACTTAAACCCACTAGACGTAAACTTTGTAAGCACTGTAGACAGCATTGATAGTATTACAGCAGCTACATCACTTAAATAAAAAAAAAATTAATAGGAGGATGATATATATGGAAGAAGATACTACAACAGTTACACCTGAAGCAGCAGCGGAAGTTACACCTGAAGCAGCAGCGGAAGTTACACCTGAAGCAGCAGAGGAAGTTAAACCTG